AGGGTGATTATAAATTCGCCCACTGTCATCAGTTGTCTGACTATCAGCAACAATTACTGCACTGTCTTTATATTCCAAGCCGATAATTGTTGTCATTGTCCCCTACTTAATTATAACCTTGCTGTTGTTGATGCTCTTCCGCTTGTTCTTCCAGATGCACTTAGGCTTGCTAGAATCGTTTGAATATCTGGTGCTGCTTCTTCCTGTGGAGCCATTGGTGCTTCTTGTGGAAGAGCGCCTCCTGCTGGAACGCCAGTGGGAGCAGGGGACGGTTGCTCAACCATATTCGGTGCCCCAGCAGGAGGAACTGGTTGCTGTGGAGTGAATGTGGCTTCAATCGCGTCTTCTAGTGCTTGACCCTTTTGACGAGCCTTGATAACCGCAGCAATCTTATTTACCATATCTGATGGGTCTTGTCCCTGAGTTGCCATCGCAGGAATTGCTTGAGCCATAGCAGTAATGCCCCCAAGGAGCGCAGTACGCATATTCTCAATTTCAATCTTTTCAAGTTCTTGTGTGACGTTAACTGTGAATGGAAGTTCACGCATAGCCATATCCTTAGAGATGAGACCACCACCTAGAGCCTGAAGCATAAAGATAAGTCCCTGTGCTGGGTTTAATCCAGCCAACATTCCGTAACGAACATCTGCAGAATAATCTTGCTTGATGTCCTTTGTTGGTTTGTATGTAATTTCATAAGGTGAACCAGAGTCAACACCACGAATTGTCTTCTCTTCTGGGAAAATCATTTCATCTACTTCAAAGCAGATTGAAATTACATCACGAAGAGTTGCAGCAAAGATGGCTTGTGCTGATTTAACTTGTGTATCAAAGGCTCCCATAAGAGCCTGAACGCCTTGTCCAGTGACGATAGAAGCATCAATGTTTCCTGTACGTCCTTCAGGATAACGTGTGCCTACACGAAGTTCTTGATTAAGTTGTGCTTGTTCAGTAAACGCACCTTGTGGAAGTGATAGTTCTACACGGCGTACACCTGCTGGGTTTGAAGTACGGATAACCGCATCTCCACCCAACTGTAGTTCTTGTACATCTTGTGGAAGTACAATAGGAGCCTGTACAGATTTCTCTGCAGCCTCCATAGCAAGCAAAGCAAAACGATTGCGAAGCAATTGAATGCCAAGTACATCGTCAAATTGTCCACGTAGTTCACCATCAATAGATGGCTTGCGTGCAACAACGACCATCATTTTACCAAGAGGATTGTTAGCACGTGAAAGAACCAAGTCGCCCTTTGATGGAATGTAGATAACTGACTGGTCTTTGTCGTAGTAACGAATCATCTCAACCTGGTGATTGAGGTCTTGCTTGTAGCCGTAGCCACCTAGCAATTCTCTTTCATACTCAGGAAATTGTGAGACAAGTTCGCCTAGTGTCAGTGTGTATCGTTTTGCAAATGCAACACAGCGTCCATAGCGGTCAAATTCTGGGTAAGCCCCAATAGGATTTTCTATGCGGATGCGTGGCAGTTTGCTTTCTTCGTCTAATTCAATAATGAAAGGGACGAAACCATATGTTATGTACCAGTCGGCTCCTGAGTACATTTGGACCGCGAGGTCAGAATGCTGAAAATAATTAGAAGCAATGCGAGTTCTCTTATCCGCAAAACTACGAGCACGGTCATTAACCGCATTCGCTGCCGAGCAGTTGACGGCTGGTAGTGGTGCCATAACTTCGGATAAGTCGCGGGCAACAATGTCAATAAAATTCGCAACGACATTTGCATCTACTCCATCTGGAAAGAAGTCAGGGTAGACTTCGGCAATCTTTCCTTTACGGACAGCAAGAACGTCAAGGTTACGAGCATCGCGCTCATTGTTACGATAGCGCAGAGCAAGGACTCTTGCTGCAATCTGTTCCATTGTTAAAGCCATATTAGCCCATTCCCTTTTTCGCTCGCTCAATTGCATTCTTTTGTGCTGCAGTCTTTACTGCTTGTGATTCAGCAGGGGTGGCTTTTTTCCAACCTTGTGATTTACGAAGTTTATCAATTGCATTTTGTGCACGTGTGGTCATTTGCTTATTAATTGGATTTACGTTCTTTGCACCGCCACCAGTAATGCCGCCGACTCCGCGGGAGCCACCTGCAAGACCTTCACCGCGATTAGCCATTGCCATTTTGTAATCCTTATCCGTATTGTTCAGACCATTGGGAGGCGAATGCCTCATCTAAATTAAGTGACCCTCTGTTTGACTTTTGTGCACGAGTAGCCCAACGGTTCTGTGCATATTGACCTACCCGACTTGATGTTTGCATTAACTCACGGATGCGGATGACCGCAAACCAGAGAGCCATTACGCAGTCGGTAGGGTTTCTAGTATCAGGCTTCCACGTAATAAGTTGCTGTACTAGCGCCTTAAGACCTTCAGAGCCTTCATTGCTTGGTAATTCAATTAAGTTGTTATCTTGGAAGCGACCATCACGAGTGTTTCCAAATAGCGTAGCCATAGATGCCACACCAAAAGAAGTGTCCCACTTGTTCTTACCAGTGAAGTGTGAGTTCAACTGGCAGCCATATGAGGCTAGAAAGTTTCGCAAGTTATCATCTAGGGCGTAAGCCTTCTGATGAGCGTTGATTTCAATTCTTAGTTCTTGTGGGCGATACTTCTCAACCCACTCTTCAATCAAAGTTTGAATCTTGGCTGGAGTAGGCTCAGTCATATTGATGCAGTCAAGAATATAAATCTTGCCATCACTGCGATTGTATGTTGCTACTACTGCAGCCGTTGCACCTGCCATAGCAGGGTCAAGACCGATAATGGTATAACCAGATTCTATATGCCTTGGATGACCTGGAGTTCCTTCTTTGAGAGGTCCACGCTTACGCATTCCGTTGACTGAACCTGCGACACAAGTTGGTGAGAAGATAGAGTCTTCTTGCACGTCTTCTTGTTGGTAGACCATAGCCCAGACAGATGGCGCAACTTCAGAGCGTCTCTTAAATAAAGAGGGTCCATCCCATTTCGGATAAAGTCCATCAGGTCCCGCCTCGTCAATTTCATTTTCTTGTAAATTAGATTTAGCCCATAACGTCTTCCAGTTTTCAGGCTTCTCATCAAATTCAAGAACGGCTGGCATAGCGCAGTAGGTGAAAGGAGTCTTACCACCTGACCATTGTCCTGGGTCACGAATCATTTTATAAAGGTCAATGGGCGCGACACGGGTTCCTACGATAAGCAGTTTTCCGTGCCGCCCCAGACGTGTGATAACTTCCTTCTGAAGCCATTCAATTTGCTTCTCCCACTCGTGGGCATTTGAGTTCATCACAACATCGTCTAGGATGATTAGGTCAGCGCGAGCACCGTAAATCTGTGAACCAAATCCGAGAGCCTGAACCGTAGGGTCCTTCTCACCTGAATCACGTCCCGTTCCTAGGTAAATCATATCTGCTGACCATTGGGTTGCATCAGCCTTGTATCCGCCATTTGGACCGAAGGCGGTCTGGAGTTTGATATAGGCGGGGTGGCTTAGGCGGGTCTTAATCGCACCTAAGAATTTTCTAGCCATACCCTGAGTCTTAGAGACAATGATGACTCTGGCATTCGGGTTGGTCACTATGTTGTAAAGGACATAGTTGGTTGTAATCGTAGTTGACTTGGCGTGCTCAGGGGGTACGTTGATAAGTACACGCTTTGGGTCGCCAGGCTCATAGGTAATCCCAGGTGGCAACCAAGATGGCTCACGACCTTCAATCAGGTCTAGCCAGTCAAGTTGGTGTTCAAAGAGTTTAGCATCTAGGAACTGCTCACAGAAGTCGGGGAAGGATATGTTCTTCAAATCCCCTAAGTCGGCAATTACACCCTTACCCGCTAGGCGGGCTTTGTCGGCACGTTCCTTAAAGGCTGGGTCATTCATAGACCATTGCCTAAAGGTCACATCGTTTCTACCAACGGATGCCATAGCAGCCGTAATGGTTGAACCCTGACCTAGTTGGATGAGAACTTTCTCCTGGGCTTCGCCCTTTGGGATATTCTGAATTCCAGGCTTACGTCCCATTAAATTTGCCCCTTAAATCGGTCATATAACGCTACCGTTAAAACGGCATAACTCTGGCTGTCTACCTACGAAGTAGGTTATATATTTATATATTATATATAACGAACGAGCGTAGTCCCAAACGAAGCGAGTTCGTTTAGAACTACTAAGAATATAAATTCTTATATATAAGATAACCCGTTGGAAACGGGTAAACCGAACACTTATTTTAAAAATATTTTAAAATAGTTGCCCTCTGGGGCAAAAGTGCTGGTCAGAAGGTATATTATATAGCCCCCTTATTATATAACAGGAATTTTTTACCTGAGTATATATATATGTATGTCGTCGGATTTAATAAGCCTACCCTCAAATCCCTAGGATTCTCGGTAATCCTCAACCCTCAACCTCTACCTGACGGTTAGAGTTCTCTTTTCCGTCTTAAGACTTAAATAAATGTTCTTCCAAGGGAATTAAGAAACACTTTTGTTGCGTAATTCAGGGGTTGATTGCGGGGTGGACTATCCCCCCGCTC